TGAAAAAGATAAATAGTAAACCTTATCAGAATATATTTTTAGAGGAACAGGTAACTCAATACCTAAAGATATATTACCAAAAGAAGCAGTATTATAGACTTGAACTATTTCTACTTCACAATCACTTAAACTACCATTTGTTACTACTAAATTAGAACCACTTAATTGACCATCAAAAAATTCTGTTTGTGAACTTTGAGTAAAAGGAACTGAGCCACTTAATGAAGGTGTTGAACCTACCCAACTTTGAGTTATATTTACTGCATTTGTGTATGTAAAAACAGATGATGTTAAACCAAACAATTCAGGCATTGAACCTCCATTTGAACCAGTAATAAAGGCAGTTTCTATTGAACCTGTTATTAATAAATCTTCAGTTACATAAGCAATGTTAGTAGAGGCACTAGCTACATTGGTAATAGAAGATGATATATTAACCTGTGGTGTACGATATCTATTTCTTTCTAATAAAGTTTGTTTAATTACAATACCTGCGGCTACAGAAGCTCTAGCTGGTATCCAATCCTGTACCATCTTAAATAAGGAATTATCAAAAAATTTAATAAGTCCCACATAATCAACCTCATCATAATTTTTAATATATTTCTCAAAGTAAGAATTTCTTATTTGATCTAAATCAGGATAAGTATCTAAAGAAGAAGATTGAAATCTAGGGTCACCAATTACTTCTCCCAAATTAAAATATCCTATTTGGGAGTTTATATCATCATTTATTTCATTTTGGGGTGAAAAAGCTACTTCAACATAATCAATATCACGAGTATAACTTTGACTTATAGAATAATCTTGTTGAATTGAAATATAAGGAGATAATACGTCCGCATTAGGGACGTTTGAAATACTACTACTATAAGGTAAAATTATATTTTGTTGTTTTATTTTATCTGAAATAGCATTTTGGATACCTGCTGGAACTTGATCAAAATAAAATACTTCAGTATTTGGTACAAAGTAAGTATTTGAATCTAAGAAAAAATTACTATTTGAAGCAAATGAAGAAGTAGTAACCCAAGAACCAGTAACTTTAGGATGAATAGAAGTAGAACCTGTGTATAACTCACCACCTAAAGATGCTCTAAAGGCTAAGTAATCACTATTCTCAGTAGAGTAAGGATTCATTACATAAGCATTAAAATTTACTTCAGGTAATGCTGTAGTATAATATCTTAATTCTTGGAAAGAGCCTGTAAAAACAGAGCAAAATAAGGAAGGGGATTTAGTAAATGATGAAGTAGTACTATTATTCCATGTTGTAGCAGCTGATGTTATGGATGAAGAGGCTTGAAAACCAATAACATTCCCATCTTCACCTTTATAATTTTTATTTTTAGCATATAATGTATAATCATTATTACTTTTATTTATTAAAACAGACCACCAACCCCCATCATAAAAAGGTAAATAAACACTTGCTGAAGTATTAGGAGTAGCAGGGTCAGGTGAAAAATCTAATTTAGCATAATGATTGTATGGGTTAGGGATTGACCCTAAGTATGAGCCACTTGTATATCCTGAGCCTGTGTATCTTAAAACTAATCTAACATTTTGGTTTGTTTCCCATAAACTTTGGGAAGCAAGACTTGATGTATTATAAGGTAAACCATCTGTTTTAAGTCTAAATTCTATTGCTTGGGGTTTATTATTAGAAGCTCCCCATGCTGAGTTTAGAGTAAAATCTGTAGATATATATGAAGAACTAATAGTAGAAAAGGCATAATTAAATTCATTTTGCCAGTTATCATAACTGTTGAAGTTTTTATCTTTCCCACCAAATTCATTTATTCTTAAAATAGTATCAGGAATACCAAAAGTAGTAATTAAAGCTTTTACTCCCTCAACAGTACCTTTTTTCTTAAGCAAATAAGGTAAATTATGAAATATTCTTTTATATTGGGATTTATTTATATCTTCTGTTGGAACTAAAGAGGATGTTGGGGAAGTAATAACATAATTATTAATATATGTCCATCCTGTAGGGGTTGGTAGTGAGCCTGTTGTATAAGGTAAATTATATAAACTACCTGATGGGGTTAATCCAATTAAGGCTTGGTATAAATCATTTGATGAAAAATTATTTTGGTAGATAGTAATGCCTAAGTCTCTTAAAACATCAGCTATTAAATCTTTTGAAACACCATAATTTAATCTATTATCAGCATCATATTTGTTAGTAACATCTTGTAAATAAACAAAAACATTATCAAAACTTTGCCCTATCATTTCAATAAAAAGTTCAAACTGAGCATTACTAGAATCTTCAGATATGAAACTTGGAATAGCGTTGATTAAAGCATTATTGTTATCTAAGTCATAATTTTCAGCTACTAAAGATTGAGAAGTAAAAAAAGCTAATCCTGCTACTGAACCTGTTGTAACGTTTACATAAGGAGGAGTTGAATTAACCTTAGGCCAAGATGTGCTCCCAGATGAAAAATATAAATAATTTTCATAATCATCAAATGTGGTTATTATTTCATTAATTTTATTCTGGTATATAACATTGCTGGATGAAACATAGTAATTTGTGGTAGTATTACTTGATAAACCAGCATTATTATTATAATCTTCTAATAAAGATAATTTATAGTAAAAATTTTCAAGTCTAGTTTGGGCAGAGGAAAAATGTATAAAATTAGAATAATCTGAATAATCAATATTGATAGTAACTCCGGTTTGAGCTAATAGATTATTTAATTGATATTGTAGACTTCCTGTTCCCTGTGAAGAGACTGTGGAAGTTAAATTATTATAACTAGCATAAGCTGTAGAATTATTAAGTTGGTCTTGTATATTAATATTTGTATTAGGACCTTTTATATAAATATTATCATCAATAATATCAAAAGTCTGAGTGATAGATATATTATAAGCAACTGAAGTAGCTACTTGAGTTACAGCCCAACATTCTGTTTTTATATTAAATTGTACTGGAAGGGGTTCGTATAACTTTATTAATACAGTTGGGTTTGTGGTGGTAGTAATATCTAATAAAATATTATTAGCAATAATTAATTCATTACTACCAAAATCTAAATAAAAATCATAATAACTACCAGTAGCATTATTTATACTATCTAATAATTCTAAAGAAGAAGATATTACTAAGGCATTAGGAATTGTAGTTGTATCTAATCTAATTTCTGTTCTATCAGGACTTATTTCAGAAATAAAATAACGACTACCTGCAGTAGATGCAAGTTTTGGGCTTACAAAATTATATAATGTATTAAATTGACCCTCACTATATCCTAAACTCTTTAAAGCCTCTTCCGGATTAATAACTATATTATTATCAATTAATTTATAACCAGGAAATCCATTTACATTTTCAAATAAAATATTATTATTTATATCATAAATAAAATACTCAATAAGATCTGTAGAAGGATCAAAAGATGTTTCTATTGTAGTAGAATTAATAAGAGAACTATCACTTATTGAGTATTCTTGAAAGTCAAAGGTGATTGGGTCTATAGGTAATATGCTAGTTATTTCAGCCATTTATATTCCGGTTATTTGTTGTTGTTTGTTGGTTGGTTAATTTGTTTCTACGTTTTGTTGTTTGATGTTTGATATTGTTCTGTTTGATGTTGTTCTTGTTGAAGGAAGTTGTGGTTGTTGTGGTTGTTGTTGTTGTTGTTGTGGTTGTTGTTGTTGTTGGTTTAGTCGTTGTTGTCGTAGTTGTGGTTGTTGTTGTTGGAGTTGTGGTATTTGTTGTTGTAGTAAATCTAAATTTTCTTTTCTAAGTTGTGTAACTTCTTCAATTAACGCCTGGATTGTATCATCATTGTTAAAATCCCCAGCATATTGTTGACTAGTTTTAATAAGGTACTCATGAGAGTTTATATCTCCAAATTTAGGTATTTCAAAAAATAATTTTTGATAGTTTAAAAAAAATTCTGCAATTGATATAGAAGGAGCTACTACTGAAGGAACAATAACAGGTTGAACCAATTGGGTAAAAGAGGTATCAATTACCTTTTGGTATTGAGTTTTACTGTAAACTTGTTTATTTAGATTTGGTTGTTCTGTCATTACCCATTAATTACTTTAAAATAATATTGGTCATTAAATACTACTGTAGAACCACCAATAGTACTTTGGATTAAAATAGTATAATATCTTTCTGGCTCTAAAAAATTCATGTATATATCAAAATAACTAGAAACATTATCTGCACTTAATTTTGTATATGAAGAATCAAAATCAATTATTACTTCATTTGTATCTAAATCTTTAATAGACCAATAAGAAGCTGTAGGTAAGTAATAATTATTAGTATAAACAGAAGATGTTTGCCATAATTGGATTGGGAATTCAGGACGAGCATTTATTCTAAATCTATTAATACTTTCACTATAAAAAGTTCCAGGATTACTAGCTAAAGTAACTGTAATAGGTAATGAATTTATTATTGTTTGTGTTGAAGATCCTGTATTAAATACATAATCATCCCAACTAATTTGTAAAGCTGGAGGGAATATTGTATTAGTATCAACTGAAAAGTATTTTAATTCTGGTTGGAAGTCTTTATTGTATACGAATTCGGTTTCTTGTTTTAATAAAAAACCATAATTAGGTAGTTTATTTATAGGTACAGTTCCTGAACCTGTTACCCATGCTTTAACAGTATTAGTCACATCCAGATTTATATCTTTATCTGTTCTATAAGTAAAAGTAGTAGAAGAAGTAAATTGAGAACCTGTGTACCAAATACCTCCACCAGCGGCAACTGATGAAGTATATGAAGCTGTAGCATAAGCAGGTATACTAGCAGTCCATAATGTACTTCCTGAGTAGTCAGACCAAACCCATGAGGTACCATCTGTAGATATAGGTGAGTCTAAGTATTTTCCTGTTCCCATTCCCCATGATTTGGCTGTTGGGAAACAGTTAATAGTAGTATCTAAAGCTAAACCGGTAGATACAGCAACATAACATTGTAATTTAGCATTCCATTTTCCTTTTATAGTAGATGAGCCAGAATCAAATGTAGTTTGGGGAATTAAACTAATAGCACTTGCTAAATCTTCATTAGCAAATTGTACTAAAAATCTACTTGCTTGAGGACTAGGGTCTGAGTAGGCAAATGTTGTAAGAGTTGCTTCAATAATTTCATCCAATCCCGTATTCATATTAGGGAATAAGGAATATAGGGTTGCGTCTTTTTCGGGGAATATTTTTAATACTGCCATTTTTTTATTATAAAGGTACTATTCTTCCTTGAATATCTGTGTTTGCGTATTTAATTTCAAAAATAGAAGGATCTAATGATGGGTAAATAACGTTAGATACAGTTGCTGCTGATATATCATAAGCGTATTTACTGTATCCTAAATTTTCCCCTACAAGATTTTTAATATCTATTGTTTTTACTGTTTGTACACCATCAATAAGATCTAATAATACATAAATATCTCTTAATATTATTGGTTGATTTATTGACCATTTATCTATAGTAAAATAATCTTGTAAAGCTATAATACATTTAGTTAACACTTCATTACTATTATAGTTTGGTAATACAATAATATCAAAATTAACTCCAATATTGATTATAAAAGCATCTTTTATATTAACAGAATCATTAACCATTCTATATTGGGATAAATAAGTGGTTATATTTTGCTTTAAAGCAGGTGAACAAAGAGATAATTGGTTATTTACATCATATGACAAAACATATAGATCTAATATGGATTGAGACTCACCTGCTGATATTGATTGGGCTTTAGTAGGTTCAATATATGCTTTTGATACAGCTCCGTATTTAGCAGGCATTGAAAGTGTTCTTACTAAATAATCATTTTGAGTTACATTTCGAAGTTGAGAAGCAAAATTAGCGGATGAATTTTGTCTAATTTCTTCTATTGAATCTCCGTCTCCTCCTCCATCGGCGGCTAATGGATTTGTAACTGCTAATGAAGCAAAAATAGTATTTGCTGTTGTAGCATTTAAATTAGAATTTAAAAATTTAGTATCGGCTGTTAAAGTTGTTAAACTATTTGCAAATACATTATCAGCAACTCCCCCTCCTGTTAGATATCTAACAATTAGTGTCGTATTAGATGGTGCAATTCCATATGTACGAGTAAATAAGAAATTATCAGGTGCATAAGCTGTTGTTAATTTATTTTTTTCAAATGGTAAACCAATACCTACATTATTTGGATTAGGAACAATTGATTCATCATTATCATTTACATTTCCTGCTCCAAATTGTAATTGTAGAGAACCAGAATCTAAAAATCTAGTAGCAAATCTACGTTGAATTTTGTCTAATTTTAGTAAATAAGGAGTATCACCTGAATATTGTGATAAATTAGGATCATTTATATTAGTATTTTTTATTGAATTAAATACCATTTCTTGGCCTAAATAATCTACTTCATACCACTGTTCATTTGTTTCAGAATCTATAACATCTAATACCCCAACAATATTTGAGGTATTAATTTCAACAGTAGAAAAGGGAATAGGAGCTCCAAAACTAAATTGGGTAGTATTTATTTTAGCAGATATTGCTTTTCTAGATTTCTTTAAAAGAAAATATATTGGGTTACCTGATGAAATAGAAAAAATGGATATTTCTGTAGGATCACCTGAACTTGAGACTGAGAAATCTATAGGGTCTTCAATTAAAAAAGTAGTAGAAGTATTAAGAGGGGATTGTACTTGTGCATTTTGATTTATAAATAATGAATAAGTAAAATCAGGTACATAAGATGAGCCAGAAAGTATAGATGGAACTTGTTGATAAAAATCAATATTAGTAGTAGCAACTTGAGTAACATTTGGTTTATAACCAAACATATAAGCTAGTTCATATAAATTATTAGTTTGACGAGCATATTGTAAATATGTTTCTTGTATTTGGTTATCTAAATAAAATGATAAAACATCTCCTACGTAAGCAGCCATTTCCATAAACATCATCCCAGGAGACGTTGGGGAGAAATCATTATATGTTGTTGGATAATAGGTTCTTGAGAAATCAACGAGGCTAGCTCTTATTTCACTAAAATCCCTATTTATGTATTGTATGTTTTTTCTTTTAGTAGCCATTATATGAATGATAATTGGATTGTATCTGTTAAACCTGTGTCTTGTATACTATATTTTAATTCTATGTTAATTTGATATTCATCCGGTATTGAATCAATATTTAAACTTGCAACTATTACATTTGGAAAATATACATTTAATTGATATTGGATATCTTGTTTTAGAGAATCTATATTATCTTCAGCTATTTGTTGAAATATAAATGCTCTTAAATTACCTCCAAATATTGGATTTAAATATCTTTCATTTTTATTTGTTAAAAAATAATTAATTAAATTGTATTTTATTGATTCCTGAGTTGTATAAGTTGTTTTAAAGACAGAAGGAGCATTAAAAGGTAAGGCAATACCCACCCCAGTTCCAGGACGAGTATCAATAGGAAATATCTTTTTTGCTCCGAATGCCATTATTTTTTCATTAAATTCATTATCATATCTAATCCTACTTCACCTTCAGGTAAAGAACCATTTACATTATCTA